GATCAGCGTCGCGAGGCCATGCGGCAGCTGCGCGTCGCCGCTGAGCAGATGCAGGCGATGGAGTCGAGAAAGGTCGCCAGCCATGGCAAAACGCAGGCGGCGTGAGCGCGAGGACGACGAGGTTCCCTCGCTGGCCATCGTCTCTGCGGTGCTGGGCGACCTGGCGATCAGGCAGATGCGCCCCGATGGCAGCTACAACGTGACCTACGGTGCGCTCATCAAGGAGCTGGTCGCGCGCGGCTTCTCGGCCAAGGCGTCCGAGGAGGCGCTCGACCTGGCTGAGGGTGCGCGCGGGCCGTTCGCCGGCCGGCGGATGCACTGATGCCAAGCCCCGACCCCAACGGCGATCGGAAGCCGGGCGATCCCTTCATCTACAAGCGGATGGGGAAGAAGCTCGATCCCGTCGAGATCGAGCCCAAGCAGCTGCTCGCCATGGGCGTCAAGAACCTGACGCACGAGGAGGCGGCGGCCATGCTCGGCGTGCACAAGAGCACGTTTGAGGCCTTCCTGGCCGAGAACGAGGAGCATCGCGACGCCTTCCACCGCGGCAAGCAGGCGCGCAAGATCAGGCTGCGCGAGATACTCGACATGCACGCGCGCAACGACCCCGCCACCGCCTGGCGCCTGGCCAAGAACGAGCTGGGCCTGGTCGATGATCCGACGAAGGCGAAGCTCGACGAGGCGCAGACGCGCATCCTGCGCAAGATGGACCGCGACGAGGCGCTCGGGCGCATCAAGGAGCTGCAGGGCAAGCTGGGGATCACGATCGATGGGGAGAGCCGACGTGAGGAGCCTGCGCGCCAGGCTCGTCCGGGCCGCCAGAGCGCGCAGACGCTGCCTGCGCTCCCGGCGCCTGGCCCGGCGAAGCCGAAAGCAGGGCGCCTCGTCCTGAACGAGGCTGCCTTCGAGGAGGACGTGCCGGCGAAGCCGTCGCGCTACGCCAAGCGAGCAACGGAGCTGGGCTATGAAGATGAGGCCGACGTCCCAGCTGCTGAACCGGCCGACGGGCATCGAGATGATCCTGTTGACGCTGCGCAGGATCGACAAGGTAGAGCAGCGAAAGGAGCGACACATGGCAAAGTCAAAGGGGAAAGAGCAGAAGCCAGCGAAGGGGGCGGCCGTGAAGCCGAAGGCGCCGGTAGTGCCGATCGCGCCGAGACGATCCGGGTCCTCCAGGCGCGTCTAGCCGAGCTGGAAGCCTCGGCGGTGCGCAAGCACCCGCGCAAGGATGGCCAGCCACACACGGACCGTACCAAGCAGCCCGCAGTTGCGCCCAAGGCGAATACCGGGCAGGTACGGTCCTATGCACCCGCACTGACACGGAGGCAGCCATGAGCGAGTTCGCGCAGACGCGACCCTGGCCGATCGACCAGCAGTTCGAGCAGCTCGGCAAGCCTGAGCACGTCGGCCACGCCTTCATGCTTTCCGAGGAGATCGTGCGCAAGCGCTACGGCGACGATGCCAGCCGCATGCCGCAGATGCCCTACGACTACCGCGTCCTGCGCGACATCTACTCGGGCAACGTCATGGTGCTCCGGGCCAAGGCCGACGGCACCTACGCCCACCTCTCCGACATGCGCGAGATGCCCAGGACCGGCGTTGACGCTGAGGAATGTCAGGTCTAACTTGACACGCTTTGGTAAGCGTGGGGGTGTCATGTTGGAAGACGAGAGACGCAGGCAGCTCGATCGGGCCTTAGCCAGCAGCAACGAGGCCAGGCTTGACCGCATCGTCGAGCTGTTCCGACACAACAAGCCGTACAAGACCGTGGCGGAGCACGACGCGGAGTATCCGCCGCGGGGCAAGAAGAAGCTGAACCTGGGGCGAGGCGGCGTCATGCCGCTGAGGAGCGACGGCAAGTGGGACTTGAGGGAGCGGCTGCGTAGGGCCGCGGAGAGGGCCCTGGACGGCCAGCAGCCTTCGGACGGGGTGAGGGAGCCCAGAAGGCGGAATCGGTCTGTACGGTCAACGTCGGGGCGGCCAGGCACATCTGAGCACCCCGAGACCGGATAATGCCCAAGGACAGCCCGTTCGAGCGTATCGACCCGGTTCGCGAGTCGGCTGAGGCCGGCGAGCTGTTCCCGCAGGGCGACTGGTCGCTGCCGGATCGCCGCCCCGAGGCGAGCGTCCACCGCCGACCTGGCTGGTCCGAGGCCGAGGAGCAGGGACTCAAGATCGCCCAGAGCAAGGGGGCGAAGGAGAAGGGCCTGAACCTGGCCGGCCTCCTGGTCGCCCTGGCCGGCGCAGGTGCCGGCGGCAAGGGCCTGCAGAGCAAGGCGGCCAAGGGCAAGCATGCCTCGCCCTTCGTGCAGTCCAAGCCCGAGATCAGCGGCTCGAAGGACCTGCTGACGCGCATCCCGGCGACCGTGGGCGGTCGCAGCCCCGCGCACTGGGGTGCTGACGACATGGAGCGCTTCGGCGCGCACTTCGGCGTCGAGGGCATGGGTCAGGCCTCCAAGCTGGTCGACATCAAGGACCTGCACGGCAAGGTGCACAAGGTGCCGGAGGTCTTCCTCACCGACGGCCGTCCCAGCTACTGGGACACGCTGGCCCTCAAGGCGGCCGGCATCGACCCCAACGCCCTGCCCGAGAAGCTGCGCGGCCAGATACACGACGGCATGGTTCGGGCCGTGACGCCGCAGGGCAGGCCCACCGATGAGCACGTCCTCAACGGTCTGCTGTTCGGGGCGACGAGCCCAAACAACCCGCTCACGCCCAACGAGGTCGCGCTCTCGCGCACCATGGTCAAGGGTCCGGGTGACGTCGAGCGCCTGATCGGTATGGTGCCCTGGTCGATGAGCCAGGCGCCGGGCGTGCCGGGTGGGGCTCAGAGTGATCGCGTGGCCACCTGGTCGCCGCAGATCGCCAGGCTGCTCGGGCTGCAGGCGGGCGACCGCGGCGGGCTCGGCACGACCGGCTCGGTCGACTGGTCGCGCATCCCAGATATGGCGGCGCTGCATCAGAGCAACCCCGACTTCTTCCGCTTCGTGGGCGAGCACACGCCGCAGGCCTGGATCGAGCACGTCCAGAAGGTCGCGAGCCAGGTACCAGGCCTGGCCATCAAGACGGCCTCGCTCGGGTCGGTGTGGCAGAACCCCGAGAAGGCCGAGACCTCGGCGATCGACCGGCACATGATCGGCAAGTACCGCGGCGCCATCATGGGCGACCAGAAGGCGCAGGCCGAGTGGGAGAAGATGGTGCTGGGGCGCTTCAACGAGGCGCGCGACTCCGCCGGCAAGCCGCGGGTCAGCAGCATGGACGAGATGCTGGAGACGCCCGGCGGCAGGGGCGTCTACAACGACAACGCCTTCGTCAAGCTCAACGCTCACCTGGAGCCGAAGTTCAGGCTCAAGTCGGGCGAGATCAACCCGAACATCCCCGACTTCATGAAGGCGGCCAACTGGGCGCGCGAGCCTGAGAAGGTCGTGACCACGTCACCGGCCTACCTGCGGGCGCTCGATGCCAACGCGGAGGACGCGAACGCTAAGGGCCGCTCCATCTTCTCGCAGCAGTGGGGCGTCTGGGACCCGATCCGCCAGCGCTTCGAGCCGCATGAGGTGATGAACCCAGACCTGTCCAAGATCGGGCGCCTCAGCCACGAACAGCTGCGTGAGTCGCTGAAAGCGCACGGGGACGCCGGCTATCTGACGAGCCCCGGCCAGGTCAGCAAGGTCGACAACCCCGGCGGCTTGGCGATGTTCTCGATCCCCGCCGGCATCGCGCTCGCCTCCCCGTTCCTGGTCGATGATGAGCAGGCCCAGCAATGAACCCGTTCGAGGACGATCGACTGGAGGTGCCCGGCAGCGAGGAGAAGAGCTGGCACGACACCTACATCAAGCCGTGGGGCTCCGCCTATCCGCGCGAGAGGAAGCCGCTGTCGGAGGGCAGCATCCTGGAGCAGTTCCTATACGGCGGGCTGCCGCAGGCCTTGTCGGCGATGCGGCCAGGCGGCGTCAGTCCGATGATGCGCAATATCTCGATCGCGCGCGATCTCGAAGCTAAGATGCCGATGAACCGTTACCAGTTCGGCGAGAACCTGAAGGAGTGGCCGGTCGATCCTGGGGTGCTGCCGCCAGGCAGGCGACTTGCGGCCGACCTGGACGAGTCGATCTACCACGCCTCCCAGCCCGGCAGCACGATCAAGCATCCGGGCTGGAAGTACCAGAAGGCGAAGGTCGCTAACGAGAATCGCGGCGTCGGCAAAGGTCTCGGCCTGAGCCAGTGGGAGCGTCATCAGGATGCCGTGCACGCCCAGCGACAGGGCCTAACTCTGCAAGAGTGGGAGCGCCGGCTCGGGCTCGGCATCAAGCGTGGGAACTCGCCCTTTGAGGTGATCGAGGGTGGCAAATGAACCCGTTCGAGATGGACTCCTTCTCGACTGAGGACATCCTGGCCTCGATGCGGCCACGCCCGAAGCCGCCTGGGCCGCTCGATGATCCGAGCATGGAGGCCGTGCGCGCCTCAGGAGCTGCCAGCCACGGGCTGCCGCAGCTGGCTCCGCTGCCGGCCAAGGCGCCTCCCGAGCTGCGCTCGAACACGCTGGGCGGCAGCCGCTACGGACCGGCGGTCAACCCCGGCCCCGAGCTGGACTACGCCATCGGCCGCGGTGCTGGCCTGAACCCGTTCGAGGCCGGACCAGGCCTGTGGGACCAGGGCCGCAAGGCGATCGAGGACTGGCGCTCGGGGCAGAAGGAGCGCTCGGTCGCCGAGTTCTGGGGGCCGCAGGTCCTCGGCATCTTCGCCGGGCCGAAGGCGAAGACGGCGAACCTGATGAAGCTCGAACGGGCCAAGAGGATGGCCGGCAAGTACCCTGAGGCCGACATCCTGCGCGAGACCGGCTGGTCGCAGACGCGGGACGGCAACTGGCAGTTCGAGATCAACGACAATCCCGCGCGCCTGACCAAGGCCAGCCGCCACTTCATCGACTCGAGCGTTCCTGGGATCAAGACGCAGGGGACAGCGCCGCTGTCGCAGATGTTTGAGCACAAGGCCCTTGTAAAGGCCTATCCCGAGGTGGCGGACCTGCGCTCGACGCTGATGTACGAGGGCGGCGATATCACGCGTGGCAGCTCCGGCGGCTTCGGCACCCATCCAGAGACCGGCAAGTTCATCTACGCGACGTTCAATCGCAAGAACGACCCGAACGACATCCGCAAGTCTTTCTTGCACGAGCTGAACCACTGGGTGGCCGATCAGGAAGGGTTCGATCCCGGCACGTCGCCCAGAACCTGGTCGAAGCCGGAGTTCAGCACCCTCGTTGAGACGACAGCGAGAGGCCTGGCGGAGCGTGACGGGCTGAACTTCGACCAGATGATGCCGGAGATGCGCGACAAGTATCTCAACGGCGCAGCCATGGGGCTCTACTACCAGACGATCGGCGAGGTCGCCTCGCGCAATGTCGAGCGTCGCGCCGGCATGACGGCCCAGCAGCGCAAGGAGAAGGAGCCGCGCAGCACCGAGGACGTGGCCTGGGAGTACCAGCTGCCATCGCCTCAGCGCATGACCAAGCGCGACGACGGCAAGTACGAGGTCAAGAAGGAAGGCGACGACGAGAGCCCGTTCGAGATCGCACCGCTCGACCCCGTGCGCGCCCGACTGCCGCGCGAGATCAGCTGGGCGCTCGACCCCTACGGCGAGGGCAAGCTGTGGCAGCCCTGGGCTGACGACAAGCCGACGCTGACGGGGATGAGCCCGGAGCAGATCGCCAAGGCGGAAGCGGCCGGCTTCGACACATCGCGCCCGCTCTACCGTGGCTCGTGGAAGACCAATGCCGACGCCATGCGCCGACTGCGGGAGAATGACGATCTGGATTTGGACGGGCCAGTGACGCAGGACCTGCGCGAATATCCCTACTTCACCGATAAGCCGCGCATCGCCAACCACTACGCCTTCAACGAGTCGCACGCGGCGCACCCTCTTGATGCACCTGTGCCGGTGAAGGGCTTTAAGACTGGCGCCAACATCCAGCCGGTGTGGGCGCGCAAGGACGGCGTGCTGGTCATCAACTACGGCGAGCACAATCGGATCAGCAAGAAGGACCTCGCGGAACTCAGTCACAAGCTCGGACGCAAGTTCCATTCCTACCCCGAGCCGCTGATGGAGGAGATCGCCAACGCCGCCCGTGACAAGGGCTACAACATGGTCGAGTTCCGGAACATGACCGACTGGGGCGGGCCGCAAACGCAGTACCTGCCGCTGCGTGGGGGAGCGATCCGTTCGCCCTGGGCGAAGTTCGACCCCGCCAACGCCAACAAGGCTGATCTGCTGGCCGGCTTAGCGGGAGCTGCAACTATCCCGCTCGCCGGCACCGTCCTGGTCGACGACGACAACCCGTTCACTCCAAGCGAATAGCTGCTAGCCTCCCCGAGAGGGAAGGCAAGGCATGCTTGACATACCGCGGTTTACGCAAGAGCAGATCGCTGCGCTGAGCGACGAGGAGGCCGAGAAGCTCCTCGAAGCGCTGGAGGCGTTGCACCGCGAGAAGCGGCGCGACTCGATGACCGAGTATGCCCGCTACATCGAGGTGCCGGGCACGCCCTCGCCGCTCTCCGACGATGACCGCATCAAGCTGCTGCGCAAGAAGGAGGCGATGCGCCGTCGCGAGGACGGCAAGGGCTGGGACGATCCCGAGAACGAGGAGCTGGCCGACCCCGAGGACGACGAGACCGTCTACTACCCCAAGACGCTCGACCCGGCCGAGCACCACGACCTGATCATGAACGCCATCCAGGCACTGATGGAGGAGGCGCCGGTCGTCGGCCCGCTCGCCAACGGCCATGAGGGCGTGGTGCCTGAGGGCCTGGTGCTGATGTGCCCGCCGGGCTCGGCCAAGTCTTCCTACGCCAGCGTGGTGGCGCCGTCCTACATCGCCGGACGCTGGCCAGGCACCGATGTGATCCAGCTGTCGTATGCCGCCGACCTGGCCCGGCGCTTTGGCCGGCGTGTGCGCTCGATCTGCCGCTCCGAGCGCTTCTCGTCCACGTTCGAGCACAAGGGCGAGCCCGTCACGGTCACGGCCGACAACCAGGCCGTCGACCAGTGGAGCTTGACCAACGGGTCGACCTACCGCGCCGTCGGCATCCTCGGCGGCGTCACCGGCAACCGCGCCGACGTGGTCATCATCGACGACCCGATCGCCGGTCGCGAGGAGGCCGAGTCGGAGGTGATCCGGGACAAAACGAACCAGGCCATCAAGGACGACGTCATGACCCGCCTCAAGCCGTTCGGCAAGGTGATCATGATCCTCACCAGGTGGCACGAGGACGACCCTGCAGGGCACGTCCTGGGCGAGGACTGGGATGGCCAGTCGGGCCTGTGGAAGGGCAAGGACGGCCGCTGGTGGCTCGTGCTGCGCATGCCCCTGCTTGCCGACAGCAAGGACGATCCGCTGGGCCGTCACGAGGGCGAGCGGCTGTGGCCCGAGTGGTTCACGGACCGCTTCGTCGAGCTGGCCCGCGGCGATCTCAAGAACCCCGCCGACGAGCGCAGCTGGATGTCGCTCTACCAGCAGCGGCCGGCAGCCTCTGATGGCGTTATCCTGCTGCGTCGTTACTGGAAATGCTGGCCGCACGGCCGGCCCGATCCCGACGAGGCGCAGCTCGACGATCCCTCGATGACCGAGCCGCCGCGCACCTGGACGCAGTGCTTTTTGGTCTACGACACGGCGATCGAGGACGGACAAGACAACGACTACAGCGCGATGACAGCGTGGGCGGCCTTCGGCTCGACTCCGAAGAAGGGTGTGCGCAAGCTCGGCAAGCCGGCGGCGGAGCAGACGAACCTGATCATGATCGGCAGCTGGCGAGCCAAGATCGCGGCCGTCGACCTGGTGCGCACCGTGGAGAGCCACGTCGACTTCTTCAAGCCGGACCACATCGTCATCGAGAAAAAGGCGTCGGGCCACCAGCTGATCCAGGAGCTGCGGCGCAAGCGGCCGAGATACAGCGATCTCGGCCAGGTGCACTACGTCAATGTGCATGCCTGGGAACCGCCCTTCCCGCCTGGTCAGAACGGCAAGACGCCCAGGGCGCACAACGCGGCGCTGCTGTTCGCCGAGGGCGCGGTCTGGTACATGCCCGGGCCGAACAACATCCTGGTCATCAAGGAGTGCGCGGCCTTCCCCAACGGCAAATACGACGACTGGGTCGATACCGTCACCGCGGCGCTGATCTGGTCACGCAGCATGAACCTGCTGGAGGTGCCGGGCGACATCCGCAGCAAGGAGGAGGAGGACCAGAGCCAGCGCGACGATCGCGAGTTCCAGGACAGCGGCCGGGCGCTCTACGGCAACCAGGCGCGCAGCAAGCAGCAGTCGACGGCCGCGCGCGCGCTTTACGGCCGCTCGGGACGATCCAGGGAGTTCACGGGCCCCTTGATGGACGACTAGAGCGTCTCCAGGAAGCGTTCGAGGTCGACGATGATGTCGGCCGGCCAGGCCCACAGCAGGGCTGCCGGGAACGTGCCGGTCGGGGTGTTCTTGAGATCGACCGTCCACTCGTGATTGTAGTACCCGGCCTTGCGGGCGATGCGGCGGTCGAAGACGTCCTTGGCCATGATGGTGCAGGCCATGTCGATCGGCCGCCAGCGCTGCAGGGCGACCGCCTTGGCGATGCGCGGCGTGATCCGGGTCAGGTCCTTGCCGCGGTAGTCGGGCCGCACCCAGTGGGCACCGGTAAAGACGACGCGCCCCGTGATGCTCTTGGCCATCGTGGCCGTGACCGTGACCGACTCGTCCTCGCCGGCCCGATCGAGCGGGCGGCGGTAGAAGAGGCGCAGGCTCTCGGCCTCCTTCTTGAAGTTCGTGCCGTTCCAGTCGAGGAAGCGAGCTGCCTGGGTGACGACGTCCTCGCCATCGGCGTTACGCCCGATCAGGGCGAAGGTGTTGTTGTCGTCGAGATCGCTGCAGTCGGGGTCGAAGATCGGCAGGATCGGCCGCCAGTCGGGGTGCTCCTGACGCGAGCGCTCGCGGTTGATCGCCACCAGGTCCTGGATCGGGGCGAAGCGCATGCGCACGCCCAGCTGCCGGCAGCGCTCGCAGCCCAGGATGATCACCTTGTCGAGCATGTTCCCCTCCTCAGGCCGGCACGATGCGGGTGTAGTAGTCCTTGTGGTTCAGGTTGATATTGACGCCGCGATCGACCTTCTCGGCCTTGCGTTCCGACATCGGGCCCATGCGGCGGAAGCCGGGGTCGCTCTCGTCTTCGGTGTAGGGCCTGATCTCGACGTAGAACTGACAGGTGCACGGGCCCATGTCCGATATGTCGACCGCGATCGCGGCGCAGTTTCTATTGTGCTCGGTCATGTCACCGCTCCTGCAACTTGGCGTACGCCACATTGGCGGCGCCCGGCTCGATCTGGATCGGCGAGATGCCCATGATGGCCACGCAGTGCCCACCAGCGTGATGCTTGAATAGGCGCACGTCGATGTAGTCCTCGATGCGCGGCCCGATCCAGAAGCGCACGGTGTCCTGGTTGTTCAGGTAGCAGGCCTCGTCGCGGTAGGGCTGGACCTGCACCTTGGTCTTGCTGCCGCCGAGCGCCATGGCGAGATCGCGCTGGTAGATCGCCAGATTGGAGCGCAGGCGCGTGATCTCGTCACGAGCCCAGCGTGGCAGCTTGGATAGGTCGCTTCTGTCAACTGTGGCGGACGACACGGCGGCGCTCCTTCTTCTCCTGGGCGGCCTGCTCGGCCAGCTGTTTCTCGATGCCCTGCATGGCTAGGCGCAGGGCGACGCCCGCGCTGGGCGAGTAGCGGCCCAGCTCCCAGTTGTGCAGCGTGCGCAGCTCGACGCCCAGGGCCTCGGCGGCCTGGCGCTGTGTGTAGCCGACGCGGGCTCGCCAGGCCTTGAGATCGTCGCGGAAGTCTTCGTCGAGCAGCATGTGGAGTCCTCCTGATACGCTGGTCGCGTAGTTGTGTTCGGCCAGCATGTCAAGCCTCCACCTTGGGCATCGGCAGTGTGGTGAAGAAGGTCGCCTTGTAGGCCTTTTCAAGTGCCGCGCGCTGGATGTTGCTGAGCGGCAGGTTGGCGATCGAGACGAGCGCCTCGCGCATCTCCTCGCGCTCGCGGTCCTGCTCGGCCTTCTTCGCCTTCTGCTTCTCGCGCTCCGCCTGGTCAGCAGCCCGACGCCTGGCCACGGCCGCCTCGGCATCCTCCTGCGTGTGCAACTTGCCCTCGGCGTGCAGCCTGGGGACGGCCAGGAGGGCGTCGAAGCGGCTGTTGTACTGGTCCTTGCTGGAGTAGCGGTAGCCGAGCGCCTCGCCCATGCTGCCGTCCTCGGCGACTTCGCGGATCATCCACGGCTTGCCCCAGCCGTTCTCCAGGACGGCGAAGCCGAGGAGCTTGCCCTGGTACCTGAGCGGCCAGATCGAGCGATAGCTGAATTTGAGCCAGGCCTCGTCCTTGATCGCCTCGCCGAACTCGAGTTCGGTTGACGCTTTCACGGCCTTCTCGGCGAGCTTAGATTTGCAGGCAGCGCAGGTGACGTTGCTCTCGGACGTTGTGACGCTGATGTCGTTGGTCTTCTGGTTGCCGCACATGCCGACGTAGACGATGGTGGGCGTGGGTCCGAGGTTCTTGCGCTCCTCCTTGCGGGCGAGCATGCAGGTGTCGCTCCAGCGATGACGACGACGTCCCATTAGACGATCTCCTCAAGCGATTCGGGGTGGACGATGATGGCCAGGAAGCCGTCGGTCATGCGGTCCGGTCGGAACCAGACCAGGCCGGTCGACAGCGTCTTGCCCAGGGTGCCGGTGAGCCCGCGGAAGCGCAGCTCCTCCAGCCTGGCATCCTGACGGATGCGCACGCGATCTCCCTCCTTCATGCTGTTTCCCTCCGGAATTGCGGAACGTGCGCCTTGCACTGCTCCTCGATCCACTGGCCATACTTCTCGACGCCCAGGTCGACGCCGAGGAACGTCCAGGGGCCGTTGTCCTTAAAGGACCAGGCCTTGCTCGGGTTGGCGACGTCGTCGCGGAACACCACGAACTTGGCACCGACGAACTTGGCGAAGATCGCGAGCATGTGGGCCGGCGTGATGCCGTAGCCATGCACCTTGCGCCAGCGCTCCTTGGCCCGCTCCAGGGCCTTCAGCGTCTTGAGGTGCGACTCGGCCTTGCGCAGGTCGATCGAGTAGACCTGGCGGTAGTCGGGGTCGTAGCCGATCCACTCGTTGCCATTGTCGCGCGACTCGTAGACGTGGCCGGCCATGCCCAGGTCCTGCAGGTTCAGGCCGCGCAGACGCTTCGGGCAGCGCTTGTCCCAGCTGGCCGTGCGGGTGTCGTTGACGCCGCACGGCCAGTCGCCCTCGTCGCTCCGCATCACAACGGACACGGTCACGCGGATGCTGTTGCGGTCGAAGGACTCGCGGTGGCGGCTGACGTACAGGCCGAACTCGTAGGGTTTCTCGGTGGTGGTCATGGGGGTGCTCCAGATTTGGGGATTTGATTCCGTAGACTCAGAAGATGTTGCACTGCTTGCGGACGAGGCGGTTGTCCTCGATCGAGAAGACGTCGAGGCGGATGATGTTGGTCACGGTCTCGGGTAGCATGCCCGCGCCGTTCAGCCGCGTGACGAGGCGATGCAACTCGACCTGCAGCGCGCCCTCGGCGACCACGAGCGTTTCGGCGTAATCCTCGGCGGCCTCCAGGGTGTCGAACGTGCGCGTCGGGGCAAAACCGTGGGACTGAACTTCGTAGATGCGAGCCATGGGGTTGTCTCCTTGTTCGGTCCCAGCACCTTGGACTACGCGAAGCGCGTAGTCTATTCACGAGTTCGTGATGACCATCACGGCTTGCTCAGCTCGATCAGAGTTTCGATCAGGGTGTCGCACAGCTGGGCGACCAGGTCGTGCGCGTCCCCGTCCTGCCGGCGGGCCTTGCCCTCGATCTCCTCCAGCTCCTCGATGATGGGCTGGAAGCGCTCCATGGCTCGCTTGACGGCCAGGGTGCGCTTCTTGCGCCCCTCGGCCGAGCCGGGCTCGCGCCAGCCGGCAATCCGCTCCTCGGTCGTCTTGCGTGGCATGAGCCCAGGCATCTGCTTCGCCAGGGGCGTCAGCTCCCTCTTGGTCGGTGTGCGTGGCATGTCTCCCTCCTTAGATGCGCAGGCCGTCGGCCGTGAGGCCGGCGACGATCTCGCCGATGTAGCGGTGCTCGACCACGATCGAGTTGCCCCAGGTCGGCGCGTCCTCGGGCAGGTTCTCGCTGACCCAGGCCTGGGCGGCCTCGGTCAGGGGCGTCAGCACGAAGATCGATCCGTGGTTGACGCAGTAGAAGTCGGGCTCCATGGCTCACTCCTGGCGTTGGCGGGCGATCGCCCGCAGCTCCCGGCGGGAGCGCTTGTTGTGTCCTCGGGTCGGCTTGTGCGGGGCACGCTTCGGCGCCCCGATCCGGCGCAGCTTGACGGTCTTGGCCATCGGTCACCTCACGATGTTGCTGTACTCGTCCTTCCAGGTCTCGCGCAGCGCGGCCACCTTGTCCTGGACGGCTTTGCGGTAGGCCCGGTGCGAGTCGTAGTCCTCGCGGCTGATCTGGACGTCGTCCCAGCAGGTGCCGTGCTGGTCGTGCACGGTGATCAGCATCGCCGCCTCCAGGCCGCGCAGCTGGTTGCTCTCGACGTTGACGGTGAATGTGCGAAGTAGGGCCATGGGCGTCTCCTGGGGTGGGAGGGGGCCGAAGCCCCCTCGGGTTGGTTACTGCACTCGCTTATCGATCTCGGCCTTGATCGCCTTCACGCTCAGGCGGCCATCTCCAAGGCCAGCTTGAAGGAGGCCTGCTTGCGATCGGCGCTCGCTCCCATGAACTTCGAGGTGAAGGTCTCGTCGGCGGCGGTCTTGAAGCGGCCGTGGTCCTCGTGGAAGGTCACGGCGTTGTAGGCTGACCACCACGTCCCCTGGCTCATCTGTGCGCCCGGCTGCGTCTCCAGGGTCGTCATGAGCGTCTTGACGACGCGGGCGTTGTGGTCCTGCCGGCGGGCGATCTGCTGCGCCGTGCCTTCCTTCAGCTCCTCCAGCTTGAACACCTTGTTGACGTAGGCGCGGACCTGCTCCGGGGTGGCCGACTTGCTGGCCAGGAACTTGGCCTGCTCAGCGTACTCCCCGAGGCCCAGGCGGTAGGCGGCGATCAGGGCGCTGGCACGCTCGACCGAGAACGCGGTCTTGGCGCGGTGGATGAACGTGCCGGCATCCATCTGCTCCTTGGTCTTGCCGGCGAGCGCCATGCGGCGGGTGTTCTCGCAGACGACGCGGGTAGCGACGGGGATCACGAGGTCGGCCAGGCCGTACTCGTGGCTGATCTGCACGAGGATGTAGCCCTCGGTGTCGTCGCCGCCCGGCAGTGTGAAGCCGTCCTTGGTCTTGAGCAGGATGAAGGCGCGACGGCCGTCGTACAGGTTCCCCGCGGTGCTGACGGAGCAGAAGCCTGCCTCGATCAGCGGCTTGGTGAACTCCCAGCCCTGGCTGCACTGCGCGGCCTTCCACTCCTCCGAGCAGGTCGTGAGCACCAGGCCGTTGTCGGCGCGGCGCACGCCGTGCGTCTGCTGGGCGAGCCACTGGCCCGGCTGGACGCCCATTGCTTCGGCCAGGTCGAAGGTCTCGACCTCGTAGTCATGGTTGGCGGCGGCAATCCACTCTTCCGGGGAGGCGTTGGGCGACATCTGCTGGCCGTGGCGGTGCCAGATCGCCGAGCGGTCGCCCGTGAAAGCGAAGGACCAGGTGCCGCGGTCGGCGCGATACTCGATCTCGTGTGCCATGGGGTTTTGTCTCCTGGTTGGTTTGTCGTCGTGACCAGCCGAGAATAGACCTACGCGGATCGCGTAGTCAACCCAGAATCGACAGGTACGCGGATCACGTAGTTGTGACTCGACTCCGGGGTGACGATCGGCGACAAGTAGGGCATCGGTACCAAAAGGCGTCGGCCCGCGACCCCGGCCGTCCCACCTGGCTTGACCCCTCGCCGAATAGCGGCCACAGTCTTCCCCGCGATTCGAGGGACGAAACCATGCCGCACGCTGGCTCCGGCAGCCGCGCCGATGCGCGAGCTGATCGTCGATGAGACGCCGCCCTATGGGCCCCTGCCGCCGGCCGGCGTGGTTGGTGGCCAAGGCTTCCTGGAGCACGACGGCACCCAGACCTGGTCCGACGGCGGCGCCGTCGAGCACGCCCTCAAGCGCGTGGCCAACGAGCTGGTCTGCGAGCAGGTCAAGATGGCCATATACGAGTACGTGACGCAGCAGCGCTGCTTCTCGACGCTCGTGCAGGGGCGCGCGGCCTTCGTGGTCGACAGCTCCAACGCCGCGGTCGACTTCGCTACCTTCTGGCGCTACGACCTCAGCTTGTTCGCCGCGGTCGCCCAGGCGCTCCAGGCCGGTGACGCCCAGATGCTGCAGGCGATCGGCAACATGCTGGGTGACGTGGTGGAGCGGTTGCCGGCCGAATACCGGCCGCCCTCCTTTCGCCCTCAGCCCGGCGGTCCCGTTCAAACGTCTACTGTTCGAGGACCTGGAGGACGAGCCCAGCCCGTCCGAGAAGGAGCCATTGCCGGAGACGCGAAATCCGTTCGAGCCCCCGCAGGAGGCAAAGCCCGACCCGGCTCAGCCCCTGGCCCCGGCCAATCCCGGTCGGGGCGGCTCGGCGGTCTCCAGCGATAAGCGACTCTGGGTGAAGCGTCGTGGCGTCGAAGCAGATGACAGCCCTGGAAGCGAAGGCCCACCAGGAGCTGCGGATGGCCCAGGTGATGGCGAGCGAGATACTGGCGAGAGCCTGCTTCTTCGCCCACTCGATCCTGGGGCCGACATGCTCGATGTCCCCGCGCAGCCGGGCGCACGCGATTCTGGCTGAGGTCCTCGACGAGGTCGAGCTGGCCAACGCCCAATGTGAGGGGAGAGCATGATGATGATCGAGAAGCTCATCGGCAAGGTGCTGGCCGTCGACATCGAGGGCGACCACGACTGGGAGCCTTACCAGGTCCAGGGCTACGACGAGAAGCACGAGCGCCTCCTGGCCGTCAGCATGACCGGCAAGGTCATCTGTCCGACGCTGACCAACATCTTCGACGAGGCCCAGAACTACCGCCTGTTCACGGGCGGGGCTGAGGCTGCCGCCTGGATCAAGGAAATCACGGAGGGCTGACATGCCAATCAAGGCTCCGAAGGTCGTGCCGCTGGAGGCGCCCCGCCACACGTTCGGCTGGGCGCTCGACATGCTCAAGGGTGGATCGATGGTGACCCGGGCTGGCTGGAACGGCGCGAATCAGCGCCTGTCGATCCAGAAGCCGGATGAGCTGTCGAGGATGAGCCTGCCCTACATCTTCATCCGCACGGTGCAGGGCGAACTGGTGCCGTGGGTGGCATCGCAGACCGACATCCTGGCCGAGGACTGGGAGATCGTGAATATCGACCCATGAAGACGATCGCCGAGTTCGTCACAACGCAGCGGGACACCTCGCTGCGCATCCACGGAGCACAGCGGCCTGACCACGCCGCGGTGCACGAGGTGCAGTCCTGCCTGCGCACCGTCCAGGAGGACCCGACCAGCCTGTACGGGTGGGTCGACATCATCCTGGCCGGCGTCGAGGGCGGGCTGCGCTCCGGCGTCAGCGCCTACGCGCTGGCCCAGGCCATCGTCAACCGGCAGAACGAGATGGCGGCCCGCAGGGTGCCGCCGGTCCTGGCAGGAGCGTCATGACCCAGCACGCCGTCATCAGCGCCGAGACCAAGCGCCGCGCCGAGCTGATGCGCAACGAGGACGTGCGCTGGCTGATGGCACGCGCCGAGACCAAGGGCGGCCAGGACGTCTCGTCCTACCTGCTCTACTCGATGCTGCTGGCCCTGGAGACCTACTCGGGTGGCGACAAGATGCGCGCCGGCCAGATCATGGACGACGCGCTCACGCACTTCCTGGCCGAGTTCAAGGCGGCGCTCGGTGACGAGGCGACCAGCGCGGTCGCCGGCTCGCTGATCTGGAACATCTCGCTGTTCCTGCCGGCAGGGCCCAGGGACAGGATTCAGGCGATCCTCGGGGGGAAGAAACGATGAAGGGACTGACGCGACGCAATCTCGGCCTGGCAGCCGCAGGTGCTGCGCTCGGCGGCAAGGATGCGGTCAGGAGCGTGCTCAACGATGCCGGCGTCGCCCTCCGGAGCGTGCCGCACCCTGTCTCCCAGTGGGGTGGCGAGACGGATACTGCCGAGAGCATCGATAGCCAGCGCAGGCGCCTGCTCGATCGCAAGACTTATTACGAGCGCCTGGCTCGCGGCGAGTTCGAGGACGGCGATGTCGCCAGGCACATTCACCAGGATGCCACCCTGGAGGCGATCAACTCCATGCGCTCCACGTCACCGGCCGGCAAGGCGCACATGATCAACAGCGTTAGGACCGCGCGCGAGAAGCGCGCCATGCAGGAGAACGCTCTCGCGGAGCTGAAGGACATCGACAGCATCCTCAAGCGCCTGGCGGGGCTCGGATGAGCGTCAAGGTCCCCTGCAACGCCAACGGCGAGCCCGCCGATGCGCGGGACCTCCAGATCGCGCGCGCTGCCGGCGGCCTGACCCACGACGAGCTGCACAAGAAGATGCGCACCGGCAAGCTCAAGGGGCGCACCTACTGGCACGACGAGCACACCGACCTGCACATCCCTGACGGCGTGCTGCTGTTCCGCCCCTGGCGTAAGCCGGCGGAGCCCACCAACAGCGAGCTGGCTCGCGATCACATGGAGCTGGAGCAATGAGCGTTGTCCGCGCCGCGATCCGCAAGACCTCGTTTCTGGCCTCGACCATCGTCATCGCGGCCGTGATCTGGGTCGGGGTCGAGGCGCTCGGCCACACCGGCTACGGCTGGCCCGCGGTGGTCGGCTTCTACTTCGCGATGCTGGCGATGTCGGACGACTGAGGAGGTGAGTCATGCGTGTGCTCGTCTGCGGCGGTCGCAACTACTACGACCGCGGTCGCGTCTACCAGGTGCTGGGCTCGCTGAGACAGCAGCACGGCAACCTCACGATCATCCAGGGCGGCGCTCAGGGCGCTGATGAGATCGCCCGCGACTGGTGGCAGAGCCACTGGGGCCAGGGGCGTGAGGGCCAGCTGATGAACTACCCGGCCCAGTGGGATCAGTTCGGCCCGGCGGCCGGCCCGATCCGCAACCAGGCGATGCTGGTCGATGCCAAGCCCGACCTGGTGGTGGCCTTCCCCGGGGGTCGGGGCACGCTGGACATGGTCACAAGAGCGCGAGCGGCAGGGGTCAAGGTCATGGAGATCAGCCATGAGCCAGCTCTTGCCGGGTGAGTTCGAGCTAAACATCCTCCAGCACCTCTTGACGGGGGAGGATATCCCAGGCCTGATCTGGGGCGCGGCTATGAGTGTGGCGATCGAGGAGCTGCAGGGTGGGGGCTACGTCTATCCACGCCGCAAGCTCGGCGGCATCAGCTACGAGATCACCGACAAGGGCCGCGCGATCCTACTCCTCAAGCGAGGTGTGTGATGAAAGAGGTGGCACTTGGAATCGCAGCAGTCGGGGCGGCGCTGATGTTCGGGGGCGCATTCTTCCGCGAGACCTCGGTCGTCGTTGGCGGCCTGGCCATGGCTCTCCTGGCCCTGGCCGTCACATTCACCGAGGGGAGGCGGCCATGAGCGCGACCTCCTACGTGATCGGCATCAGCATGGGCACGGCGGCCCTGCTCCTCCTCGTGGCCGGCGCTCCCGGTCACGCCCTGGCGATGGGCTGCCTCGCCCTCGCCGCGATGTTCCTCGAATGAACCAGGTGATCGTCAGGCCTCGCCGCTACCGGGCTGTGCTCGACGCACACGACTGGAGTCGCGAGGCCTACGTCACCAAGAGCGAGCTGGAGGAGATGTCGCCGCACACGCGGACGCAGTTCCTCCTCTGGAAGCCCGACGTCAACCGCGATCGGCTGCTGAACCCCAAGTTTCACACCGTAGACTGACGATCCCCGAAAAGCAGTTTTCGGGTTTTTGTTCGTCAACGATATCAAGGGGCGGGGTGGGCGAAACGGCCTGTTTCGGCCGATGTCGATTCGCGACCGTGGTAGAATGAGCCTGCCAGCAACCCGGTGGAGAACGGGTGGTGGCAGCCGACAGGCTCATCTCAGACAGGAGACGCATATGCCTACCACGAAGACGAAGCCAGTCAAGAAGGCGAAGAAGAGCTACGAGCCCGACCCCCGGCAGGAGCGCTACCACCAGGTGTGCGCGAAGCTCAAGCGATGGCGCAGCAAGCACCGTCGCGCCTTCACCATGGTGATGCAACTTGAGGACAGCAAGGAGCGCTACGAGAAGCTGTTCCGGCAGATGTGAGCTGTGTCCCCGGCCGGTGCGGGAGGTCCTCGGGGGAGAGGGACACGACCAGGGGACGTCGTTGAGGTCGTAGCACCGGCTGGGGAGCCACATGGATAGCACGCTCAGTGCCCTGAGTCTTGGTTAAACTCGGCACGGCCTCGCACCGGCCGATCACGACATTGCGAAAGAAGCGAATAGCGGGCATGGGATGAGGGACAGGAGACCCTCGCCCTATGCCCCGGATCGGCGGAAGCCCCCGCGTCGCCTTCCAACCGGAGCCTGACGGCCCCGACGACCGTTATCGTCCGGCCGACGACATCGTCGTCACCCTCAACGACTATCGCCAGAAGGACGAGCCCTCGTTCATGATGGAGGGCGACGAGGCGGTGCCTGAGAGCGAGGCCGAGCGCGAGGCGGCCGACGACCTGGGCGACGGCGAGTTCACCCGCAACCTGGCCGAGGACTACCCCGAGGACTTCCTCGACGAGCTGGGCGCCGAGCTGGTCGAGCTGGTGGTCGCCGACCAGGACGAGCGGGCGCCTGCCCGTGAGCGCTTCGAGCGCGGCCTGGAGATGATGGGCCTGGTCGAGAGCGATCTCGACGACGGCCCGTTCCCCGGCGCGAGCAACGCCGTGCACCCGCTCCTGGTCGAGGCCGTCACCCAATTCTGGGCCCGCGGCATGGGCGAGCTGTTCCCACCCGGTGGGCCGGCCAAGCCGAAAGTGTGGGGGCATCAGTCGCGGCAGCAGCTCGATCGCGCCGAGCGGGTCACGGAATATCTCAACTTCGAGATGACCAAGATCGACCGCGGCTACATCCCGGAGAAGAGCCGGCTGCTGTGGAACCTGCCGGTCTACGGTTCGGTGTTCTCCAAGACGTTCCGCGACAGGACGCGCAACAAGAACGTCACCGTCTACGTGCCGACCGACGACATGATCGTGCCGGCCGAGGCGACCGACCTCTTCACCACGCCGCGGTTCGCTCACCGCATGAAGAAGACCCCGAACGAGGTCAAGCGCCTCATGCATGCGGGGCACTACCGCAAGATCGACCTGTCCCTGCCGGCGGCGGAAGAGACCGACGAGATCGACGCGATTAAGGACGAGGTGCAGGACGTCTCGCCGGATGGCGACGACGACAGCAACCGGCACGAGCTGTTCGAGGTCTGCATCGACCGGACCATGCCGGGCGATGAGTTCCTCGACGAGGACGGCGAGGACACCGGCATCGACCGCTCCTACTACGTCACGGTCGAGCGCGAGTCGGGCAAGGTGCTCTCGATCTACCGCGGCTGGTCGCAGATGGACCCGCTCTGCAACCGCAAGATTTACGTCAACCACTACAAGTTCATTCCGGGCCCGAAGTTCTACGGCCTCGGCTTCTTCCACCTGATCGGCGGCCTGCAGACGGCGGCGACCGGAGCCCTGCGCGTCCTCCTCGACAGCGCTGCGTCGGCCTCGCTCTCCGGCGGCTTCGTGTCCCGCCACGCCAACCTCAAGGGCAAGCGCCTGGTGCTGACGCCCGGCATGTGGGAGCCGGTCGACGCCACGGCCGAGGACATGGCCAAGGCCTTCTACAGCCCGCCCGTCAAGGAGCCCTCGCAGGCGCTGTTCCAGCTGGTCGGCTTCCTCACCGAGCGCGGCGAGAAGTTCACGGCCACCACCGAGCTGCAAACGGGTGACGCGGACCCCAAGAACGCGCCTGTCGGCACCACCTCGATGATGATCGAGCAGGGCGGCAAGGTCATGTCGACCGTGCACCGCATGTTCTACGACGAGCTGGGCGAGGAGCTGCTCTCCCGCTACGAGCTGTGCCAGCAGTACGCGCCCAACGACGGCTACCCCTACGAGGTCGCCAACCAGCAGCGCACCGTCTATGCCGACGACTTCGGCCCGGGCGTGTCGGTCGAGCCGGTGGCCGATCCCAACATCTTCTCCTCGGCCCAGCGCATCGCTCAGGGCCAGACGGTGCTGCAGACGGTCATGCAGACCGGGGTGGGCAACATCCAGAAGGCGGTGCGGCGCTTCTTCGATGCCCTGCGCGTGCCCGACGTCGACGAGCTGATCCCGCCGGAGGCGGAGCCCCAGGCCTACGATCCGGTCGGGGAAATCCAGGCGATGTTCATGGGCAAGCCGATCAAGGTGGTGCCCGAGCAGGCCCACGTCATGCACGTCAAGGTGCTGGGCGCGTTCCTGCAGAATCCCCAGTACGGCGGCAACGAGGCCGTCATGCAGCAGATCGGCCCGTCGGTGCTCTCCGTGCTCGGCCAGCACATGGCGTACGCCTTCGCCACGCACGCGCGCGGCCTGGGCGTGCCGGCCGGCTACATGGACCCGCAGACCGGCCAGGTCAACGGCGGTGGGTCACCCGAGCAGATCGCGGCCATGCTGGCGCGGGTCGCGCCCTCGCTCGCCACCGTGCCCGGCCTGCCGGCGATCGACTCCGAGGGCAAGGGCGACAACCAGGAAGAGGCGCGCGCGAAGATCGCGGTCGAGCAGGCCAAGCTCGAACTCAAGAAGCAGGAGTCGCAGCAAGACCTGCAGCATGATCGCGAGAAGCACGCGATGGACATGCAAATCCAGCGCGACAAGGTCGAAGCGCAGAAGGAGATGAACCAGGCCAAGGTGTCGATCGCCATCCAGAAGGGCCGGAACGACATGCAGGTCGCGCAGGCCAAGGCGAACCAGGCGCTGCAGCAGACGCAGATGGAAGGCGAGCTGAAGCAGCAGCAGGCGCAGCGGCAGGCGGCCATGGATGAGCAGAACGCCCAGCGTCAGGCTCAGATGGACGAGCGGCAGATGCAGCGCGACGACCAGATGGGCCAGCACAAGCTGCAGCAGCAGCAACAGCAGGGCGATCTGAAGATGGCCCAGGGCGAGCAGCAGCATCAGCAGAAGCTCGCGCAAGGCCAGCAGCAGGACCGCCTCTCTTCCCTGCGGGGTGGAGGTCAGGGCCCTGGTGAGGGGATGCCGCAATGAACCCGTTCGCGCCCGACGAGGAGTACGTCACGCACAATCGGCGGCTGAAGGAGTTCGCTCCGCAGCCGACCGACCTGCAGTCCTTCCTCGCCCCGAAGGAGCTGCTCGACGTCATGCCGGAGGGCGCTGGGCGCTTCGCGCAGCCGGCGCTCGGCAGCCCGTCGGCGCCGTCCCTGACGCAGAGGCTCAAGGCGCTGCTGCTCGGTGGCCAGTCGCTGCCGCCTGACCCCGACCTCGGGAGGCCCAGGCCCTGAACTCGAAGTTACTCGCGTAATCGAAATGGATCTTACGTAGTGCAACCTGGAGGAGAGTAACATGGCCGAATCCCCGTTTGCGCCGGCCTCAGCCGGACCGCCCCCGCCCCCGATGGCGGGAGGGGCTCCCGGCGGGCCAGGCGGCGCGCCTGGCGGCGATCCTGGTCCTGGCGGGGGTGACCCCCTGCAGATGCTGCAGCAGGGCCTGATGATGGCCCTGGAGGGCCTGGAGGCCCTTATG